TTATCTCTAACTAACCAACCAAGGCGAGTGGTATGATACCCTCTTGGGATTGGTTTACATTTCTTACTGTCGTTACAGTAATATTCACCTGTGGGACATTTTTTCATGTAAAGAGACGGACTCTGTTATATTTATTTATCTTCTTCGCATTCCTTAGATAAATCTTCTGCCATTTGACCACCAATTTCTGCACCCTGATCCATACCCATCATAGTGGTTGCACCAGCAACAACCCATCCTATTATAGGGATAGATGCCATACCAGTTTGAGTAACAGCAGCAGTTCCTAACGCACCACCTACCAATCTACCCGTTTGTTCACCACCACCTTTCTTCTTAATACATGCAATATCTTCCGCACTTAATCCACCACCTTTACCTGCTGATGGAGAAACATAATATTGCTCATGTATTGCTACCTTCTTCTTACCTAATCCTAACAATCCAGCAGGTCTATCAACATGCTCAGATTTTACCAATACTCTTGGATCATGTGCTCTATAATTTATCGTATATCCCTCTTTATTTGCAATAACATTATAAGATGTATATTCACCAATAGGTAGATCCAACTTAGGGAATGAATCCTTTCTAGAGATTATTCCTATCATACCTATATGGGATATACCCACTAAAGTCCCTAGACTAATACCTATCCATTTTTTCATAATGACAACTCACTAGTTTATTATATAGACATTTTAACTTACAGTAAGAGTTTTTGTGATTTTAAATACAGTTGAATCTGAAGATGTTGGAGTTGCCAAAAGTCTTAAACTACCACTATTAATATCTGCATCAAACGTAGCAAGATTTACTCCAGTCCTTATAGTTCCAAATTCTGATAAGTATGCATTAGTTCCATCATGTAGAACATTTATAGTTGTCATTTGAAAAGATGACCCTCTTGTAATCTGAACTTGATATTGTGCAGATCTGAATGTTGAAGCAGTAAAACTATCTACAGATGCTTGTGATGTAGAAGTTTTTGTAGATGATGCACTCTCAATTCTAACAACAGAAGGACTACCAAAATCTATTCCACTTCTAGCAGTTATAAGACCAACAACGTCTATATTAGTTACGTCTTCGTATGTAAGAGTTCCTCCAATAGTAACGTTACCACTAAAAGTTGCGCCTACACCAGTAACATCTTGAACTGTAATACTAGGAGTTCCTGAGAGTCCTTGTGATGTAGTCGATATACCTGCTGTTTTTGCATATCCAGCATTTGTTGCATCAGTAGCAATTCCAGCAGTCTCTGCGTAGGTTGCTATGCCAGCACTAGAAGCATAGGTTGCTATGCCAGCAGTCTCTGCATAAGTAGCAATTCCTGCAGTAGAAGCATAGGTTGCTATACCAGCATTAGTGGCATAAGTTGCTATACCAGCAGTTTCTGCATAAGTAGCTATTCCTGCAGTTACTGCAAAGGTTGCTATTCCTGCTGTATTAGCATATCCAGCATTACTACCACTTTCTTCAGCAAACTTAAATTTATATGGTGCATCAAGAGAGGTATCAACCTTTAAAACATATCCATTATATGCATTCAAATTAGTAGCAATACCTACAATATCATCAAGGTATTGAAGTTTGGTTTCTCCTCCACCACCAAATGATGCTAGTTGTTGTTGAACTCTATTAACAAATAATCTGTAATGTTCTTGTAGTTGATCAAGAGTTACAAAATTTGTATCTAATGGAGTTAAAGGATCTTCATTATCAACCTCTGGTGGTTCTGCTAATAGATTCTCTTGAAGACTCTGTTTTTGTGCTTCCTTTAATTCCTTAACGATATTCCGCAGTTCACTAATATCTAAACCTGTATCAGTAAACTTACTTTTTAATTTTGAAAGATCTTTTCTTACATCTTTAATATCACTATCATAATATTTTACTTCTGGGAGATTTGTAATTTTCTCTTGCAGTTCATCAAAATACTCTTTAAGAGAAGTGGTAATAACATTTTGTGATTCAATATTTTTAGTATTAAAATCCTTTACCTTTTTCTCAATATTCTCCTTTAGAAGATTATACTGCCCTAGTATTTGCTTTTTTAATTTTCTGTCATCATCCTTAAGATGAAGTCTATATTCATGTATTTTATCAGACGATTTCTTTAATTCTTCATATATCTTTTCACTAGTTTCCTTTAAATGTGTTCTAACAGTATCAACATCAACTCTAGTCTCAAAATCTTTTACTTCAATATTTTCTGATAACTGTTGTATTTCGTGATTAAACTTATCTTTTATAGCATTTAAGTCATCATCATAATACTTAACTTCAGGAAGATTGTTAATCCTCTCATCTAGTTGAGCAACTTCTTCATCATAATATTTTACTTCAGGTAAATCAGATATAGTTTGTTTAACTTCTTCTATATCCTCATCATAATATTTTACTTCAGGAACTATTGGTATCTCAGATCTTATCTCTTCAATAGTTTCTGATATCTTTTCAAGATCATCATCATAATATTTTATTTCTGGGATGTCTGGTATATTATCTCTTACCTCATTAACAAGACCAACTAACTCTTTCCACTCAGGTCTTTTGATAATATCAATAAATTCATAATCCCTAAACTGCATATCAGGACTATATTCCTGAACAGAGATACCACCAGTAGTTTCTATTTCTTCACTACCAGCACTTTCTTCCTCAATATAATCCTCAATATAATCCTCAATAGTTGGTAAAGATTCATCAACTACTTTCTCTTCTACTGAAGGTAAATCTGGTTTTTCGTATATTACTTTTTCTTCTATATCTACAACATACTCTTCAACAGAAGGTAATTCTTCTATAACTTCTTCTTCTGTTATAAATTCATCGACTGATGGTAATTCTACAGATTTCTCCGTAAAATCATCCAACGACGGCAATTCGTCTTTCGGCATTTTATGAGTATGTTAATACTTCAGGATTTCTCTCCTTTTTTTATTTATCCTGTTCCTTCACTCCATTCTTTAATAGCTTAGCAAGTTCTGCTGTAGAACCAACAAATAATGCATTATTGACTGTATTCGGTCCTTTCTGAGTTGTCTCTTCCTCTACATCTTTTAGTTTCTTCTGAAGATCCATCAACTTATCAGTTGCATCAGAGACACTTTTAATTAACTGTCCTGCGACCTCATATGCCCTTGGCATCTCACTATCCTGTGCTAGTTCAAGAATACCATTAATTGCTTCCTGACCCTTCTCTATGATGCTGTAAAGGTTGCCACGAGTATACTCATAGTCTTTTGTTATATCATCTTTAGTGAGTCTATCAGGTCTTGTTATACCAACGTTAGTCACATTAGTAAGTTGATCCTTTCTAGTAGTACAACCTCCTTCTGGAGTATCACTTACTTCCGAAGGTGTTATATTAAAAGCATCATCTAAATGGTTTTTCACTTTACTCTCCAACTAAAGTTCCACTAAATCCAAAGTCATCTCCTTCCTCTACTAATGCATTATCAGCAGATGTAATGGACTTAACTGATGTTCCTCTGATATGAGCAAGTTTTGTAGTTCCGTCTTGTCCTCTCTTAACAGTCAACTTATTACCATCAACTGCCTTAACATATAGTTCCTCTCCACCCACATCAATATAAACACTTGTAGATCCAGAAGATGCTGTAATAGAACTTCCATCCTCAACCTCAAATGTAGTCTGAGTCTTAGTAATGTCTGCTGCTAAGTTAGTAAGAACTGTTCCATCATAGTTTTGAATTGCTCTAGGAACAACAGAATATGTGAGATTGCGTTGTGCATTGGAAGTATCTGTACCAGTGAGGTAATTGACAGTAGACTTGGTAATAATATCCTTGGAAGCATCGGATACAGGACCAAATAGGTATGTCTTAGCAGTAAATCTTAAGGTATAAAGGAGAACTCTTCTCGATTCAAAGTCTCCTTCATAATCATCCTGCATTGTAATATTTTCTAAAACAATAGGAATATCTCTTTTTTCATTAATAGATCCCACCAAATTAACCGTTAAATTGTAAGAAGGTTGGAAATAAGGTAATATTTGTTCTGTAATTTGCAGTGCATCATCATTTAATTTTGTCATAATAGCAAGTTCAAATTGCATATTATAAGGAACAGGCATATATGCCTTTTTCTCATCTGGAGTATCTGAATCTGGATTTTGAATTATAATTTTCTGAGTAGTAGTAACCTTTCTACTTGGATCATATGTCAAACCAGTAAACTCAAAAGACATCCTTGGTAAAGACAAAGATGTTGCTTTATTAAGATCTGGTGATTGAGTTAGTCTTGCCAAAAACTTCTGAGTAGGTCCATATGCCAAAGGAACCCTGATTATACTAGCATCCGTCTCTCCACCACTTTGCTTGATGGAAATGCTATTAAACAGAGTACCAAAAGCAATAATGGTTCTCCTCAAAATTTCGTTATAAAAATATTCAAACATTGTTATAGTCCTTGTATCTTATATTTAGGGAATACCGAATGGGTTCTGTTCACTGAAGTCTAAAATATCATCTGCAGCAGATTCTATATTGACATTATCAGCAAATCCGTCCTCTGGTGGATCTTCACTAACCACTCTAAGAGAATGAACAGCACCAGAAGTGCTACCAGTTAGATTTTCTCCAATACTGAACATTCCAGAAACATTTGCTACCTCTAGAACATTTGTAGTTGCATTCCAAGTTCTGACTCTACCCTTAACTCCTGTGATAGATCCAGTGACAATTTCATTAAACTTGTAATTACCACTATTATCCAATGAAGGATCACTAATTGTAATTGTGGGACTAGAAGTATATCCAGCACCAGCATTAGTAATGTTGATAGCAGTGATTGTTCCTGCAGTGCTTACAACAGCCTCAGCAGTTGCAGTTGTACCAACTCCAACAGGTCCAGTAATTGTTACAGTTGGTGCTGTAGTGTATCCAGAACCTGCATCAGTAAGTGTTACTATACCAACTGCCCCATCACCTATAAAGACGGTTCCAGCAGCACCAGAACCTCCTCCACCAGTGATCTGGAGTGTAGGTGCAAGAGTATATCCAGCACCTGGATTTGTAATAACAACCTGCTGAACAGATTTCTGATTATCACTAATATTTAAATTACATACATTAATACCACTAATCATCGTAGCAGTAAGAATACCTGTCACACCTCCTGCAGGGGCAGAACTGACTCCAATTGTAGGAACAGCAGTATATCCACCACCCCTATTACTTAAAGTGATTAACCTAATAGATCCTTCAGTATTAAATCCAATTACAGCAGATGCACTTACTCCTGTTCCTACTAATGTAAGTGTTTGAGAAGATCCAAGTAGTGTTGATAGACCATCTTCGGAAGTTCCATCTGCATTATCACCAATTAAAGTATCATCAATCTCAGCAACTCCTGTATCGATAATCTCGTCTTCGTAACGGAAGAGTTCACACTTAAGAGTATAAACGTAATTCTTTTTTAATTGATAAAATGGTTTTTCATGTTCAACATATTTAATTTCAAACAAACGATCACCTAATGGAAAATAAACTAGATCACCCTCTTTAGGTCTGGTAGTTAACTTTACATTAGATTCGTTTTTAAGTAATGGTTGAATATATGTTTCCCATCTTTCTCTAGAAATAACAAGAGTTACTTCATTGGTTTGCTCAATACCAAACTTTGATAATAAAGTAGGATTTTCTGCATATCCATCAAAATTATCTACATATGCTTCTAATGGATATGAATCATTAAATGTAGATTGTACAACCTCACGTATTATAGTTTTTTCATTCATATATTTTCGAGGTAGATAATGTATTTCAACACCATACATCCTCAATTGTTCATTGATTAAATCTTGTACTAAGTTCTGTTCTGATGTGGATCCTTGTTGAAAAAATGGATTGAGCATAACATTATCCTACCATATCCAAAGGTGGAAGCTCATAAGTATTGGACATTTGTTCTCTGATGACTTCTAAATCTTTTTCTGCATCATCATAGATTTGTCTTCCATTCATTTCTATTCCACCAGGTAATTTAACTCCCTGAAACTTTAATAAATTTTGCCCCCATTGTCTTTTTATAAGAGCAGTAGCATATCTCTTTAAGAATGAATCATTCCATACTCTAGTATAATCATTTGGATTCATAAGTCTAAAACATTCAAGAACAATAAACTCATCAACTTCACATGCTGACCAATCAATATCAAGATACAATCTATCTTGTCTTTGATTGAATCTAATTTGTTTTCTTGTTGTTAATAGATAATCAATATCAGACAAATAAGTCTGAGTCATTGCATAACTTAAAAGACCATTATACCCAAGATTAAACGCAATATCATTCAAGAATAACTGATATTTAATACTAAACATATTATTTGATATTGCATTACTTCCACCAAAACGGAATATCTTTTCTACTCCAATAACCGATGATGGTACTGGTATATAATTACTATTCTCATACCATTCAAAATCTGTTTCTGTTCCTGCAATATCTGCTGTTACAGTTTCTGTTGTTATTCCTGTTCTTTTCTTTCCCGTTAAAACAGAGGCTCTTCCTCTATCAATATCTGCTTGAGTTATTTGATACTTAAGATATGTTCTAACCACTCCATCAAAATGCCTTTCGTGGAAATACTGAATAGCATCATCAATCCTATCTTCACACTGTTCATCAGCAACATTGATCTCCAGCACGGGAGCACCCAATTGCCTTAAGCAGTATTGTTTGAATTCGGATCTACTTCCTGGTTGTGCCATTTATACTCTACCTCTATAATATTTAGGGTGCGGAAGCAATTCCAGCATGAACTAATATATTTCCGTTTACTATATTATAAATTGTTGCTCCTGAACTCACTAAAACATTATATTCATATCTACCTTCAGATAGATCTCTAGTAGCAGTAGAACCCATTGATATTTCAAATATACCCCCACCAGCACTTGTAAACCCTACAGTGAAGGTTCCTGAAGGTGTGGTAGTAGCACCAATACCTGCACTTTTTTGCATTTGAGAAGATCCAGTCCAGACTGAAGTTGTTGTCAGTCCTTGGAAATCAAAAGCAACGTCAGAAGTATCAACCACATTAAATGTAGCCTTAAAATCTGCTCCTGTATAAAGTGCTAAATTAGCAGCATATGGGACTCCTGCATTTGGATCAAATGTCAGATTTTTACTTGCCATTGACTAATTCCTTTAATAGAGATTTAATTTCACCAATTTCACCTTTTAAATTAGCAAGATCTTCTTCCATAGTATCTACTCTTTCATTTTTTGATCTTTTTGCATTTCTAGATGCAACATAATGTTGATAATCTACAGAATTTACATTCACTATAGCACTTGTTTGACGATCTCTTGCAAGATCTACATGTCCTTCTATGTTATACTTTTCCATATTAAGCAAGTGCCATAACTCTTAAATCCTTTATTCTAGGGACATAAACCTGATCATTACTTGTCAATAATATCTTAGTTCTATAATATCTAAATGCAGGTAAATTATCAGCAGTAAATGTATAATCACTAAAGATTGCAGCACCTACAAATGTATAATCATTAACTTTAGGGATAAATTTATCTGATTGTCCGTCACTATCTTCAGGATTAACAATTTCACCCCTACTATTTAAATTATTAAATCCAGGGAAAGGTGTCCAAATTGGTTCAAATGCTTGCTTATCACTAATTGCATAAAATGCTCTAACATTAGCATCAACATGAATATGTCCAGCCAACATTATCTTTATAGAAGTAGCTGGATTTTCTAACCTTATTTCCTTACTAATATATTGACATGCAGTAGGATCATCAAAAACACTCTTCACTCGATCATCTGTAGCATAATTGCTAATTGCATTATTAACCCTATTTGAAGTGGTAATAACACTAACTCTTTGAGAATCTATCACGGGACTTAATCTAGTATCAACTGTACCAAGAGTTACTCTCATTTGTAAAGATTTATTTCCCACATTATTATCTAATTTTTCATCCTCATTAACCTTAGAATAAATTGCTCTAGGACTACTCATGTAATTAGTTTCACCTATAGTGACAGACTCAAATCCTTGATCAATATAAGGTATGTGAGTATCTTCAATTCCTGATGCAGAAGTTGTTCTTAGTTCAGCACCAATTGTAGTTCCTGTGACTGTCATATTATGAGCAACTGGAACAATAACCTCGAAAGGCATATTTTGAGTGGCTTTTATATTATAACCACCTCCCGATTTAGTATTATTGGAATATAATTTAGGGAATCCAACATCAGTGCTTCTATCAGTAGTATCATTATGTGCTAGTCCATCAATATTATTTTCACCTGTCATATCAAGTTTGATATTATAATAATCAAAACCAATATTATCAGCACTTGAAGAAGAATCAAATGTTGTTGCAGTTGTTAATCCATGAGTTCGATTTATTCTTACTAAAGAAACCCCATTAAGTTCATATTTGGAAACAGGTGTTCCAACTGCATAATCAACCTGATCAAGTCCTCTAGAATCTATTGTAATAACATTACCAGTAACAGCAGTATACCCAATAATTTCATTTCCAATCTTAACCAATCCTTTATTAGTTGTTCCAACTCCAACATTTTCAAAATTAGTAAAGGAACTTGCATCATCTACAGTAAAGCTATTTGTATTAGCAACATCTAAGGCAAGACTTAATTTAGTTGGTTTAACATCAGATTCAACCCCTGAAATTATAACTCTATTATCAGTAGAATACATACCATGATTCTTATGATTTACTTTAATATGTAAACCATCCTGCTCAACATTAATTGCATTTATAGTAACATTGCCACCATGACTGAAGTTTAACTCTGTAGTTACACCAGCACTATTAGTATATCTCATTGTCTTACCAGCACCAGTCACAAAATTACCTTGAACATTATCTAAAATAAGTTCATTTGTCATTCCAATACCAGCAACAGTAAATCTAGCATCTCTACCAACAGTTCCACTACCACCAGTGGATAATCCAATAGTAGTAATTCCCAAAACATCACCTACTTGATATCCAGATCCACCAGAAGTAATAGTAGCAGCAGCTGCCACTCCATTTTCAACATAAACATTAGCAACTGCTCCTCTTCCATTTCCAGTAACAGTAACTAAATTTACACTATTAAATGATAGATTTCCATCTAATGGAGTATAACCAATACCAACATTACTTATACTTAATGTTCCTGTTGCAGACCCACCAGCACCTACAAGATTACCTGTAGCATTTGTTCCATCCTGTGAGAAACTATTACCCTCTACATAAGAATCAGCAACTGTTGTCGCTAAACCAACTCTAATCTTTCTAGAACTTATGGAAAGAGAATTGGGCATAAGTGTTGGGATTTGAGCATTACCCTCACTCAATTGTGGATTATAGAAATCAACACTTCCAGCAGTTTCAAACTCAGCTCTATATAAAGTAAATTTAAGGTCTTCCCACTGACTTGGTTCCCATGTAGAGGCATTTTGCGACTTAAATAGAGATCCCAAATAAGGTTGGTTGGATATAAATGTATCAGTTAAAAGATCAGTTTCACCAATTCTAGAAATATAAACACTATATTTGGTGGAGTTGGATGCTAAACAAATAGCATATTCAGTATTTCCACCTTCTAAGTATACTGGAGCTCTAAAGTTAACAGTTGTTGCTACTGAACCATCACCAGAAGTTAAAACATCATCAGGTGCTAATACAATTTCTGAGAATGGAAGAATATGTTGTGTCGGGAATCCATTAGCCATAGATCTTATCTGGAAGACACAAGGAACATCCATATCATCTTTTGATCTAAAGAACACATCACATTTTGTTATAAAAATACCATTATCATCTTCAACTAAGAATGATTGAGCTAGAGGGTCATACCATGAGTTAATTCTTCTATTACCCGAAGTTGTAGTAGTTTCTTGTCCAACAAGTGTAGTTCCAAGACTTTCTTCAACATTTCTCTCTTGAAACTCTTGTCTCTGTTCAATTCTAGCATTTCTAATAGAAAGAATATTTTCCTGAACAGTTTCTAATGTTCCAGAAGCAGTATATGTTTCGTCAGTAAGAGTAGTTGCTTTATTTGGATCATTATCAGGCTCACTTGTTAATGTGAAAACTTTAGTTCCTGTTTCAAATCTTGGATGATTAATATTATTTGGATTAGGAAGGAAGAATGAACCTGCACAGAATGCAGAAACATCAGAAAGTAATTTTACACCAGTAACAGTTGCAGTTGCTCCACTCCTATGTCCATGAATTACCATTCCTTCTTCAATATAACCAAAATAGTCACCTTCTGGTTGATTGGATAGAGAATATGTATCTACATTTAATACATCAGAAGTTGATGAATAATTGGATGATAATGCTTGATTTGTATAAGGATTATCACGGAAAGTTTTTGTAGGAACATTATATGGACCTTCTTTATGATTTAATTGAGCAGCTCTAAATCTAATTTGAGGAACATTATCTCTATTTCTTCCACCCAATCCAGTAGTAGGAACTGTTCCATGACATGTTTCTCCAACTTGGAATGTTCCACTATTCATACTTATTTCAATCAATTTAGGAACACAATACTTAGTTACATTTTCACCATCAAAGAAACCATATAATTGAGTTAAAGGTTTAACTTTTTTAGCTACAAATTCAATATTTCGAGATCTCATAAATGGAACAATCTCTCTACTAACAACTCTATCACCAACAGATTGTTCATCAAATGTTTCAGTCACAATAGTTCTAAGACCAGTTCTACTTTCTGTTCCAGTTTGAATGGTTTCTCTAAACCAATTTCTAGTTGTAGTATTTACAGTAGCAGTAACCCATCTAGCAGGGTTAGTATCTGGTTCACCATTAACCCAACCACCTTCTGACCATGTTACTGTATCATTTACAGTAGTAGTTGATGCACCTTCAAAATCAGTAGATCTAGATCCTGTCCAAGTAGTTTCCCATGCATTCCAAATAACAGGTCCCATACCAGTCTGAGGATCCACACCATCATTTCTAACCATATTATCCAAAGTGGCGGCATAATTACCTTCAGTTTGAATAATTTTAGCTTGTAATCTTGCAGTATCTACCCATGTATCAGATGCAGGATTTAACTCCATAGTTCCTTGCCAGAAACTAATCAAGAAAGGAGTAACACTCTCAGATCTTGTTGCAAAACTCTGTTTTAACCATTCAACTTCAGAATAATCTAATGTTATTGCGTCAGCATTTTTTCTTACATTAACACCTTCAAGAGTAGCAAATGATTGATCATCATCAGGATCAACACCAACAACAGGACCAGTCATACAATCAACTGAATTTGTATAGTGTCTAGGACGCAATTCTTTTCGTTTTCTGTCTATACTATTATTAATTTTAAGGCCAGGTTCTTGAGTATCAAAACCAGTAAAATTATCAACAAAAAATCCAGATTTAAATCTATTCAAACCATCTTGATCAGGTACAAAAAAGTTCGCAGTATTTGTTTCAAGTAAAGAAAGATTGGTATAATATTCAAGATTTTTGATTCTTTGGTCAAGTTTCTTAATATCTCCCATCGTATATCTACGATGATTTAAGAATTGTAATGCAGCATCTTTTGTTGCATATAAAAATGCTGGAAGACCTACTGTTGCTACTTCTATAGCATCGTCTACAGGAACTGGTTGTTTAGGATTTTCAGCAGGAGATCCAAATTTTACTTGGAATTCTCCATTTTTATTTAAAAATATTCTATCAATTCTTGGAAGATAGAATGAAAAATCTATTAAAATAGTTTCATCTGATGCTAAAATATTAGGTGCAGAATCTCCAGATCCAGTAAATGATCTACCAAGGAATTCTAATGGAGATCTATCACCTTCTGCCACTGATGAAATTGGAACAACTCTTGGTCTAATATCAATAATATCACTGCAACTAGAATCATTAATTCTTGGAACATCAAATCCATACTTAAACTGATCATACGAATTTACAGTTGTAATATCCCCAGAATCATTATCATCATAAGATCCACTTTGATAATAAACTTTTATTTTCTTTTCTGGAACATCAACATCTGGTTTTTTTCTAATTGTTCCATAATTATAAAATGTAACTTCTCCACCATCAGCAAATGTATAATTTGGTGATATATCAAAACTAGGAGAGTTTAAAGTAGAAATAATTGCAGAAGCACCTGACTCTTTAAATACTACAGTTTCACCTTCTTTAAAAACAACTTCATTATCATAAACAAAGGCAATTTGAGAATCGCTTAATTTTTCAGCAACAACAGCAACAGAATTGGTATCCTGTCCTACCATATGCTCCCCAAGTATTAATTCATTTGTTGTAGTTGATTGAGTAACAATAGAAGAAAGATTTGCTTTTGGAGCAGATGGATCATTTGTATCTGCAGATTCAAAAATACCATAAACCCAAACTACATCAGGAACATTTAATGATATTTCTTCATCCTGTACTCTTGTTCCATATGGATAATTTCCATATGTTAAACCATCATTTAAAGTTGTTGCTCCAATTCCAGAACCTGAATTTTTTGAATAATTTATAACAATAGATTTAATTTTATCGTTTATCTTTGTTTTTGCTTTTGGTTTTGATTTTTTAATTGTAGCAACAAGAGTAGCACCATTGTTTGATTGTGATGGAGTATTTAATCCACGAATTTGACAAGTGCTTCCTGTCCCAAAATCAAATTGATCGGCTGTTAAATCATAAGTTGTTCCATCTGCTCCAATTAATGAATATCTCTTAGGTTGGAATGCTTGGAAAGACTCATTAGATCCTACAGAAGGTAATGGAGTATTTAATTGACCATTACTAATACTAACATCAAAAGTTTTTCTTATAATAATACTTGCTGAAGTTAAATCAACATCAGCAACATTTTTCTTTGGAAGACGTGTATATAAAGTATTATCAGATGAAGGATCTAATAAACTTGTCATTACTTTTAAATCACTTACATCCTTAACAGATGTTTTTGGAAGTGTACCATCAACTATTCCAGTAACAGTAGTAACTCCAGTAACATAAACATGAGAAGATCCAACACTTACAACCCTAGCCGTAATTGGATCTTCAGAAACATTAAGATCACTATATTGAATTAAATTACCGACAGTGGTAATACCTGGAAAATTAGGATTAGAACTCTTAATAATTGATTGATTATTTGAATGAGTAACCATACCAACTGTTGCTACTCCAACAAATTGTTGAACTGATGGAACTACATTAGCATTAAAAGTATTAATACCAACTAAATTATCATCAGTTCCGTAAACAGATTTTACATCAGATATAGAATGTTCTGTTATACCTAAAGCAACTCTTCCATTATTGATTCCATTAATTATAAGTTGCTCATTTTTAATAAATTGACCACTTGTTTCATATACAGTTATTCCCAATCCAGAACTAACAGATCCTTGTAAAAATGCCTTTGCACCACTTCGTTTTCCTTCGATAATAGCAGGAACTGATACAGTAATTGGATTATTTAATTTTATTTCAGTAAATGTTTGTACATCATATAAAGCAAGTTCCCATTCATCTAGATTTGAATTAGTTGAACTATAACTTTGAGATTCTAATCTAAAATCATAAACCCTAGCATATCCTATTTCATCTCCTGCAGCATTTTCTTGATTAGATCCTTGTCTTTGATCTCTCAAACTTAGTATATATGTACTACCAATACCTACAGTGGGAGTTCTATAAACACTATTTAATTTAAAAGTAGGACCAGTATTATAAATTATTGCCTGATTTTCTTGAAGTTTTGTATCTCTTGGTTTAGGACAATCAATAAATGTAGGATCTAATGTTTCAATTTCATATCCTTTTACATACGCTTTTCCTGGAGAAATTTTATATAATGCTAAATCATCAGATGGAGTTCCACCTCCAGGTGTAAATTGTCCTGCTTGGTATATTCCTCTATTTCCAATATTATCATTTAAAGAATTTAAAACAGTAATATCAAATGGTCTTACATCATAATTACCACTTTCATCAAAAGTTCTTCTTGCAAGAGTATCGGTTAAATCCCATGCTCCAGCACCACCACCACCAACACCAATCAATCCAGCATTGCTTCCTTTACCACCTCTGTTGCTTTTAGCAGCTCTTAATACACCCTCAGTTACTGTTCCTAATTCTACAAAACTTGTATCATCAAAATCATCTATATCTTTTTTAAATAAACTTAAAGTAATTTTTAATCTATCTGCACCTGGCGCAGCATAATTATTATACCCCTGTGAATTATCATTCAAACTTTCATCAATATCAGCATTAATTATTTGCTCATCTACGAATAATCCAACTCTATAATTAGGAGTTGTTCCATATTGATCCAAAACAAGTGTTTCTTGTGCAACACCCACAAACTGACCATGAACAAAATAAACACCTTCTTGTATTTGGAAAGAAGATCCTGTTATAGCAGCTCCATCATTTGTAGTAATAGCAAATGGTGCTCCAGCAGAAATTGTTGCATTACCTAATAATCCAGAAGAGATAATAGTATTGGATTTTAATTCTTCACCATCAAAAAATGTTTGAGTAGAATTATTTACTGTACTTGAATTTAAATAATTAACATAAAGAGTAAGTTGGCCACGTTCTGACTCTTCAGGCATCAAAATACTATCTACAACAGCACTCACACCAGATCTTTGTCCTGTAATTTTATTTCCAATCAATTGATCAGCATATGCAGATACAGGAACCCCTTGGAAATTATTTTGTATTTGAACTCCATAATAAAGTCTATTATATCCAGTATTACCAGGAATTACCTTTGCACCTTCTTTAAAGAAATGTTGACCAAATTTTTCAATTTGATTTTGTAATATAGATTGAAGAGTTGTTAATTCTCTTGCTTGAACAGGATATCCTGGTTTAAATAGTACCCGATAAAAATCATCGGATGGATCATAATCATCAAAATATGGGGCTACATTTAAATTTGTCTGTTGTGGCATGATTTCTTAGAACTGCAATACTATTTTAATATCTTCTTTTTGGTTAACAGACCTAGTTATAGCTGGTCTATTATCAACAAAAACAATGTTACCACTATGTCTCTTAACCTCTGGATTAGAAATGCCGTCAGTGAAAGTTTGACCAAGATAATATGTGATATTATTTATTACAGTAGATATACCTGTAAAACCATTATCAATTTGTAATGTAGATCCAGTTGTAGGAACAATTTCCAAGTTTCCACCAGTTCCTGGTGATCCAGTAAACTTATTCAAATTATATCCATATGTAGGAGCAGTTTGGGCAGTTCCAACAGTATTAAATCCAGCAAGAGTTCTATCTTGCCAATATTTCAATACACCAGTTGTTTCATCATAATTTACTACCCTTCCTTGAGCAGTAGATCCAGCAGCAATTGTTTGAGTAAAATAACTATCTGCTGCAAATGTAGCAGAACTATAACCAGATCCTGCCAATCGTAAAGCATTAACAGCACTAGCTTTATCAGATGCTAAAAGAGCAGTAGAATCAAATTGTTGAGGATTTTCTACTAATCCCACTCTTGCAATTTGGTTGCCAGTAATAAAGTCTGGGTTTTCATTATCATTTTCAATACGTGAATATATAAGAACATTCATTGCTCCCAATTCTCTATAGATATCAGAACCATGACCACCTTGGGGTGGAATAATAACATCAAAAGTTGGTATAGTAGTTCCAGTAGGTACTCCACCTCCATCTAAATCTACACTACCATAGGTATATCCAGATCCTTGTTTAGAAATTACTATAGTATCAACCTGTTGGTCGTTAGTTGTAGTAATTGTACATTCTGCTCCAGATCCATCTCCTTTAATAGGAACTTTTGTATATTCAGTACCTCCAGAAGGTCCTATAGTTTCACCACGATTTGTTATAGTAACTATTTTAATAGATCCATCTACAGCATTATCCCTAACTGCTGCATCATCTACATTTGTTTCCCAATCCAAAGGAACAGGCATAAAATCAGTAGAATCGAACTTAATAATATCAGCAGGTTTAATTGTAAAAAGATACTTCCAAATATAATTATCACCACTACTTCCAGCAGATCTAGGTTCTAAATCAGTAAAAGTTGGTTCATCCAACGAAGGTCTTCCAGTAGGGTTATCTGGATCAGTACCATTTTGGAGGCAGATATAAACCCTATAATCAGTGTTTATAACATAATAAGTAGCATTATATAAATTTGTAGCACCAGAAACAGGAGCAGTATTTGATCTACTATAATCTCCCCTATACATGTCATAAGTCGTACCAGATGACCAAGTTCTCTTAGTAACAACCTGTCTACAATCCCCTGCACTAATTTTCTTCAGGGCTACCATATTATCCCAATAATCATTCTCTTCACTAAAATTATCTTTAGGTGAAGGGGGATCAGTATTCCAATCAGTTTTAATATCAGTTGGATTGGGTAATCCAATAAAGGAATAATAAGCGTTAGTAGTTGATGTTACTCCCGCGACAAAATTCTTTGCATTCAACAATCTAATCTGATCGGTTATAATTGCAGCCATTGGACAGAGATTTTTTCTTTATTTATTAAGGATTAACTTGGGGGTGTATAATATTGCTTGGATTTGAGAGATCTAGATCTCCTTACCACTGGGGAAGTAGAAATACCACCCGTTCCACCTAATGTATAAGCTTCATAAGTATTTTCTTCGGATCTTGATGGAAGAAGGATTTTACCCCAACTATAAGACCCAAAGTAATTTCCAGTTTGAATACCAACTCCACTGAAGCTAGGCCACTGACCATTCCAATCAAGATGTTCGGCAATTTTAACAAATACTCTACTCATATGAGTTGTACCTATTCCTACACCATCAGAAGCAACACCAATAGGAGATTGAACTATCTCAAAGGTATTAACCTCATATACATTATTTACAAATTGTGTTCCAATACCAATAACAGCACCATCAGCAGCCAAAGATGCTATAGACGTACTAGAAGCACCAACATTAGAATCATTTACAATAAAGTAATCACCAGTGCTAATTCCAGAAATTGTAACTGCTGTTCCAGTAATGTTGGAATTTCTCAAATCAGAAGAAGCAGGAATATGTAAATCAAATACCAATTGATACCCAGTAGCAACTCCTACAGTTGTAGTACCAAATCCAACAATTATTCCAGAATCTCCACCATAACTAGTTACTGTATTTTCTTCTTCAGACCATACAGGAGGACTAATTAAGACAGATGGTGGATTGGATGAAGTATATCCAGAACCAACTGCAGTAATTGCGATACCAGTAATAGTTCCAGCAGCACTAATTATAGGGGTTCCATATGCTCTAGTGGATGTTGTAACAACACCAGTAGTATTATCACCAATAGAGGTAGATCCAAAACTTACTACTGCAGTGCTATATCCAATACCACCTGTAGAAATAGCAACAGAAGTAATCGTTCCCAAACCAGAAACAATAGCAGTTCCTGCAGCACCAGATCTTACTTCTTGAGAAATAAACTTAACTTTCTTTTGGAAAAGGAAATCGTTTGCTATAGGAGAAACATCATCAACCTCATCATATGGATCAAAATAAGGTCTTGCATTTTCAACATAAATTACCGTTGATCCTATACCAACCGATTTAATAATTGGTGAATAAGGATTAATTACAGGTTCATAAATCTCCCTATCCTTTCCTACACCTATTTGGTTAATAACCTTATCCTCAGTCTGTCTAGTCCATTTAATAGGTCTTTCTAGATTAGGATCTGCAGTATTTCCTGGTCCATAATAGGGAGGAGTAGAAACACGATCAGTAGAATCTACACTAAGTGGAACTCTAATTGATTCAGTCAACCAGAAGTCTTGAGATTCTAAATGACCTATTTCCAATTCATCTCCAGGTTTAACAGTTTCTAAAACTCGTCTTTCAACAACATCTTGAGAACCAGTTCCTTTATAGAAAAGAATTTGTATTTTGTCACCAACTTTAGGTGCTTCTGTAAATGTGAGATTACTACCTCCAGGGAAGGTATATCCACCACCAGGCACTTGTGGAACATCATTAACAAATACTAATAGAAGGTCTTCTTCAACAATCTTAGAACCTTCTCTACCTCTGATGGTTATTGTTTCACCATTAAGTTCTAATGGGAAATCTTTTCTAGTTCCAGTAATAAGTTTTTCAATATTATCCAATGATTGTAACTCACCAATAGACCAACCAGTAAATTCATCATAGAAACATGGATCAAGAGTAAGTTGGAATTCTTTATATGTCTTAGATGGATCAGTAGGAATACCAGTAGGACCTCCGATAGGTAAAGTTAATATTTCATCATTACCATAACCACTTCCTGTATTGGTAATAGTAAAGCTAATTACACTTGATCCTTGTCCAACCACAACATCAACAATACCACCTGTTCCAACTCCAGCAGGACTAGAATTAGAATAAGTTAATGCAATACCTGCGTATGGTAATGGATCATCAATAATAACTTTAAGAGGTCTTCTAACGACACCACCTCTATTATAAAGATGAGGATTAGTATTAATTCCTGTATTAACTACAAACTTAGTAGTATCGATTACTTGAAGTACAGGTGTACCATTATAAGCAGGATCACCATCAGTATCAGTGCTATTAGACTTTCTAGGTGCTACAATCACTTTCTGAACTGTACCTCCAGAAGTATACTCCATTGCAGTACTACTTGTACCTACTTGAATAACAAAACTAGTAGCATTTGGAACAGAACTAATTCTAGACCCTGTATAGTATGGATCTGATGTTCTTGGATATGTAATATTAGTGCTACCTTCAGTAACAGCTAATCCAGTAAGAATTACATCATCATTTGCTGAATATCCATGAGCAGCAGAAGTAGTAACTGTTGCAATACCAGTTGCTTTAGTATAAACAAAATTACTTAGTGCTTTAGTTCCAGAATAGTTGCAAGTAAATGCAATACCAGAAAGAACTGCTTCTTCCCCTAATGAAAATCCATGAGCACTAGATGTAGTAACCGTAGTCAATCCAGTAACTGTATCATAACCAACATTAGAAACGAAAACAGGTATATTGAAAACATATGGATTAGTAATAGCAATACCAGAAATAAATCCACGTTCTGCAATAATAGCAGTACCAATTCCTATTACACTTGTGCCTGGTAATGTTGAAGTTTGAATAGCAACATTACATACAGTTTGAACTCCTATTCTATAACCAGAACCTGTATTTGCAATACTTACAGACTCAATAGTACCTGCTGTGGAAACAACTGCTGTACCACCTGCTGCTACCAATGGTTGATAACCAAATCCCTCAGTAGAAGCAACTGAAACAATAGCACCACCTAAAGGAAGTGTTCCTACATTAGGATCTGCAGAAACAGAACTACCTGTACCAGTAAAGGATATAGTGGTAATACCAGTTGTTGTTTGATCTAAAGTATAATTGTTTAATGGACCAGGAGTTTGGAATACATCATTAACAAGAATAATTGCATTATCTGTAGTTAATCCAGCAACATTTCCAGCATCTGATTTAAGAGTGAAATCTGCTTTTTGTCCAGTAAACTGATCAGAAAGACTATCAAACACATAGTTTCTATAATATGTTTCATTTGTAGTATCTGGAACACCAGATCTCATAAACATTCTTCCATCAAAACTAGATCCAGTAGAAATACCAACCCAATCTCTCTCATCAGGTCTATTTGTAGTAGTACTTAATGGAACATTACCACTTGGAGCAGCAACAAAGTTGATAGTATTATCAACAATATTATAATTACCAACTACTTTAGTAACTACAGTAGCAGTACTATATCCAGCAAGTGCTGTTCCCATCCAAGGTCTTCTGACTTGTATTCTATTCGTAAGACCTATACCAACACCATCTACTCTCATTATCTCATCACCAACCTTAACTAAATCACCACCAAAGATGGAAGTAATTCCTGCAAGATTAATAAACTCATCAGTAGTTAAAACTTGTGAAGTTAAGTGAGAAGTAACTGCTGTTGCAACAATTGGAGACTGAATAACATTATCAATAGATACCATTAATTTTGCATTTTGATTAACAGCATTAAATCTATGTGATGTTCCTATACCTACACTAGTAATGTCTACGACCTCTGGAACGGTCTTCAATGCCTTCTCAGCAGTCTCTGCTATCTTAATTGAGTCATCGTCTATCTTAACTGCATAGAAGGTTCCAGGCAATTTATTGGTAGTTCCAACTCCCACAAATCCATTAGTAGTAGCAATACCAACTGCCATTGTCTTACCAGCACCAGCATGGTTGTATAGAAGTTTTTCTCCAGTAACAAAGAAGTGGTTAGGTAGAATAATAACGTTATTAGTTACATCTACAATACGACTATCTTCACCAACAAATGATTTTTCAAAGATTGTATCTGTTCTATGCTTTAATTCAAATTGTCTCTTAACAGCACGGTCAGTTCCTTCATAATCACCAAAACCAGATTCTATTGCACCATTATCAAAGTCAATTGTATCTTTAAGATCGTCTTCAATCTTTAATACATTACTCCATACATTTGTTTGAACATCCATACTTGGATTAGGAGTAAATACGATAGACATTGTTCCAGCAGCTGAAACTCTACTTCCAATTGTTCCTAAACCAGCATTACCAGAATATACATCACCAAATTGAACATCATAACTTTCTTGTGCTTCATCTTCAACAAAATCATTAACACAAAGGAATTCAGACATTTGATATGCCTTATTAGTACAATCAGTAATCTGAACATAACAATAAGCAGCCTGATAATCAGGAGGATATTCTGCTATAACATTTTCAATTGGAGATGTTGTAGAACCAATACCAGTACATCTAGATTCTAAAATAGAATGTTTCAGTTCTACTGTTGATATTCCACTATATTCAGAAGATGCCATTCCAACTAACATAGTGTTAATAGCACCAGTTGTACCAATACCAACACCAGAATTTGGATAGAAATCAAGTTTTAATAAATCATCTTCAATATATCCATGATAAGTTCCCATACCAGTACGAGAAACATATCCTTCAGTTATATTTGTCGATAATCGACCATATTCCATTACTTCAACATCTGTTCCATTATGAATAATATTAAATTGATTATATTCAAATTCTTCATAATTAATGTCGGGATTAATTGATACTATTACATGAGCAGATCTATAAGTACTTGCAATACCTACAATTGTTGTAGTTCCTATACCAACACCAATTGCTACACTTTCTGTATCTACAATAGAAGGACCAACAACAGTGCTACCAGTACTTAAAGCATTATCATCCAAATTAAAGGAAAGACTAGCAATCCAATAATCATTAACAGAGTATTTTACGGGATACCATCTTAATTCACCTAAACTACCAGAAATTGCAAAATCAAAATCACCTTGATTATAAACAGTGTCTATTTTTCCATATTGGTTAATATATCCAAAATTATTGTCATGAATAATATCACAAATCGTTAATTGTCTTTGAGCAGTGAATCTCTTATCTTTAACATAAAGGAAATACTTTAATGCCCGTCTTTCTGCCAAAGTCCAAGAAGCAACAGTTGTAAATCTAGTAGATCTTGGATTACTATTAAATGTTCCACTAAAATCATCAATTGAAACTGCTCTGTTACCAATAGATTCTTGGAAATCTTGTAAAATTCTACTTGAGAAGGTTATTTCATTAGAAACGGTATCAGAACCAATAGTTAAATTATTTTCAGATGCTAAATCAAAATCAAAAACAGTATGCATATTTACAGCTGACTGTAAATCATTAACAACCGTATAACCAGTTAATTCAGTAGATAATCCAACTACTAGAGAATCTTTTTGGTCAGGTGTTGATTCTAATTGATAATCACTAAATTTCTTAAATCCAAGGGTGTGGTTTAAGGTAGATACAGGATCATCCCAAACTTGCATATCCACTCTAGAACTTAATGAGTAGGATAAATTTTGATAATAATCACTATCTTGGAATCTTTGTAGAGTTCTATTAAAGAATCCTGATTCCGTCTCCCAACCACCTTCTACTCTTGCAGTAGCATCTAATTTAAGATATGCATCAAATGATTTTATTGATGTAGCAGTTCCTTGAGTTCCAGAAGCACTTCCAACTATAATATCATTAATAACAAAATCTTTTTGAGCAGAAACTCTTAAAATACCTGTATTTGGTTCCCAATATTGAACTTCACCTGTAGTGCTACTGATAGATCCAGTAACAGTTTCTCCTGGAACATAATCATTAGATTTTGTAAGATTAACAGTAAATCTTGGGAAAGTCTTTTGAGCAACAATTCTTCCTGCAGAATTGACAAAATCATAAGTTCCTGGTGTCAATTCAGGAGCTAAATCACCAAAGAAGTCAGTAAGATTATAAGTAACACTTCCAATACCACCTAGATTTTCATCAACTTCAGTAAGATCAAAAAGTTTATAATCATATTCTGATGAATTATATCCTCTTGCTGTTGTTCCCAAACCAACACTAATACCTTCAATGAATACTTTATCACCAACTTCAAATGGGAAACTATTAGCAGTACTAAATCCAGTAGCCAGAGTAACAGTTACATTTTTACTAACAGTATTAAATCCAACAGTAGCAATACCAACACCATTAGAGTTCTTAGTTGGAATAACATCAGGTGGAGTATCATGAATACCAGATGTATTCTTTAAAATTTCTACATTAGGATTACCCAATTCATATTTTAAATCAAGATCAAAAACTGGTTTATTTGTAAATCCATCAATAACTATTAGATGTGGTGAAGAAATATAACCCTTACCAAATGAAGTAACTCCAACTGATTCTACAGACTTAAGAGCATCAAGTTGAATTACTTGAGGTAATGAAGCACTAGGCATCAAAGTAGGATCAGATGGGAAATTATATCCTATCTCTCTTAATTTTACAGTCCTGATTTTTCCTATGGATGTGCTTATACCTTCAACAATAGCATCACTTCCATCTACACTATTAATTGTATTGATACCTGGAAGTGCATAATAATTATTTCCTGGATTTTTTATTTCAAAATTAGATATTGCACCAGAAGCACTTACACTATCAGTTTCATAACTTAAATCAGACAATGATCCATAAGAATCTTTTTCTGGGAGAACTGGTAAAGTATATCTAAACTGATTAGTAGCAGCTATGCTAACTTTTTGTTTACCATTATATAAACTATCAACCATTGTTACTTGATTAGCAGAAACAACTTCTTTATCTACAGTAACTTCTTTTTTAACATCAGGAAGATTGCTATCATAAATTGGATCCAATTTATAATACAATTCATTAGGAATATCTTTTGTCACTGTTAAAGTAACATTAGCATTAGTTGTTATTCCAGGTGCTCCATTTCTTACAACATTAAAATCTTTAGTTAATGTAGAAGTATCCCAAATTTTAGTAAAGTTTTGATCTCTATAAAAAGTTAATTTAAAAGCTGAATAATCTGTTGATTGATTAACATATGATAAAGAAGAATCAGATACGTCAAATACTGCAGTACAATCTCTATATAATTTAATTGGAGGATTTATTGGATTAATTATTCCACCATCACCAGCACTGGTAATCCCAACTATTGATGGTATTTTTTCAGTAGAATCATATTGTGTGTTTGATAATTTTATTGTATCATCATCAACTTTAACAATATAGTATGTTCCATTATCAACTAAACCACCAGGTATAGCAGATGCTACTCCTACAGTATGAATAATTTTATCTCCTGTGCTATAACCATGATTCGTTATTGTTATAGCATTAGTTGTAGTGTTTATTCCTGCTGATGTAAATGATTTTGGATCAATTACTATCTTTCTATTATAATCATTATACTTAACAATAATATTTGTAGATATACCTGGACTTACATTCATATAAACATGATCATTATTTAATAGTCCATGAGTTTCTCCTGTAGAAACAGTTACTCTAACTCTATTAATCTCTCCTGTAATTACCTCATAATTTGTTTTAAGACTATGATATACTCCAGTTCCTATTCCTGTAAAGAAGAACGTTGTAGAGTCTCTCTGTGTGCTTGCAATGCCCACAAAAGTACCCGTAGTACCTAAACCTACCCTACAAGTGGATAAACCAATTATGTTAGCATCTTTAACTGCAGCAAAAAGAGTTTGTCCATCAACCAATGTTTTTATTCCCGTTCCAGCTTTACCATCTTCCCAAATAGTAATAGCTGCTCCATTACCAGGAGAATATGTTAACTTGTCACCAGTTTTTAAATCGTGATTAGGAAGATACATCTCCTTTGGATAAACAAATAATTCAGTTAAACCAACACCAGGATTAGAGAATACAAGAGTGCTTCCCATTCCAACAGCAGAGAGAGTTCCTACACCAACAGATTCTTTAGGTTCAAAATAAATTTGATGATTTTGACGATATTCATAATCTGTAGTAACTCCAGGATTAACCGTAAGTTTTCTAGGATCTTCAAGAAGTTCAGTCGTAATAGTATGAGAAACTCCTGTTACACCATTAACTGCTCTAAGAACTCTAATTCTTGATAAATGTGCTTCTACATTTAATACTTTTACTTGTTCTGTTCCTATTCCAAGAATGTCATTAGATCTAATAATTGGGAATGTTAAATCTCCCCAAACACTTAAGTGTGTAACTACTCCAGTAACACCATCAGTTCCAATAGCAACTGCAGTAGTTCCTACTCCTGCTAAGAATAACTTATTAGAAGTAATACCAACATTATATGTACCTTCAATATTTGAAGAAGTAGTTGATAATCCAGTAACATTAACTATATCATTATTAGTCCAATTATATGGTTCAGATGATAAAACTGTATATTGACCTTGTTGTGGACCTGGATAAAACTCCACATTAGTTACTGTGCTAGTAGCAACACTTACACTACTGACAGATTTACCTACTATCTTTGAAACATTAGCAGCAGCTTTACTTCCACTCGTCCCTTCATTATTAAATATTATTTTATCACCAACTTTATAATTTTTTCCACCAGTAGTAATTCCAATACTTTCAATATGTCCTGGTTTAGTTCCTTTAATATCTAAAGTTTGAGATAAATTATCTGGTATAGAAATATAAGGATATGTAATATCACCCTCAATCAAATTATAAGGTGCAGTATTTCTATACCAATCAAGATCCTCAGTTATTATATAATCATCTTGATTTGAATACTGTGTAAAATTAAATTCTTCAGGAGTTGACTGATAATTATCTCCTAATAGATATGGGAATACAGGTAATTTATAACTATTAAATTGTCCTCCCTGTTCAGCACCACTATCATTAATAGTCGCAAAATATGCATAAACACCATTAGGGAATTGTGGAGTTATACAGAATCTTCCATTATTCTCATCTAATACAGTTTCATCAGTTACTTCTTTAAATGTATAATCCTCAACAAAGAAACCTGGTCCAAAAACAGTTAAAGGAGGTCTATTTAATTTGGAAGCTGCCTCTTCAACATACCCAGATTTCATTTGGGTTACAGAACCACCTTCTTTTTTAACATATCCATAAGGACCATATATTGGATTACCATCATATGCCCATCCAATAATTGGAGAATGGTCTGTAGATTCGATTTCTTGACCATTAACCCTCTTTAAATCTGGTTGTCCATATAGAGATGTTCCTTCTTGATTAGTTGCATAAAGAGATTCTCTAAGTTTTCTGGGAGCATATAAATGTGTATATTGCAAACCAAAATCTTTATTTAATCCATTTACCAAAATTCCATCATCAGAAGTTACCTGTTCACCTTGATAATACTTTTCAAATAAATTTACAGTCCATTGTTGAATATTAGAACGAAGTTTTACGTCAGATCCTGGTGAAATAACATCTATTGTTGTATCTTCTTTTGTATATCCAGATCCAGCTTTAATAACTTTAACTTCCTCTAAAAGATATTTGGCACTTGTTCCAATTCCTACAGTTTTTAAAACAGGAGTAATTACACAACCTACTCCATCACCATTTATTGATAAAATTGGAGGAGCAATATAATCTTGACCTTTATTTTCTACAATAACTTCAGTTATTTTTCCTCCATGTACAATAGGTTGTACTTGACCATCAACCCCAGAAGATAGAGTTACATCGGGTTCTCTATTAAAATTGATAATTTCGGATGAACCATAACCCACACCATTATCTGCTAAATGGATTGATGTTACTTCTCCTCTAAATATTGGTTGAATTTTAGCTTCAAAAGTTTCTTTTCCTACTGATGTTACTCCAACTTCTCCATTTAAAGTTACACTAATAGGTGGATAATTAAATTGATGAGTTCCTACACCAATATAAGTGAAATCAAGATGTTGTTTTGTTCTATAATAAAAATCTTTAGTAGTGGTTCCAACACCAACACTTGCTAATTTAAAATTATCTTTATCAACAAAACAAACATAATAATCTGTAGCAGTTGTTAATCCAGTAATAGGAGTTCCTGTACATGTATAATTTACAATTTCTCCATCTTTATAATCATGATTTACAATTTTTATTTGGTTTAAAGATGTGGTAATACCTGCAGGTTGAACTGTTCTCTTTTTATTCTCATATCCACTTCCACCTGAAATTACATTAATAGATTCAATTAATGATTTTGTTTTATAAGATCTTATATGTTGTACTCCATCACCACGAGAAGTAAGTTCAACTGTATTAATTCCTGCAAGAGCACCAGCCTCATCAGTATGAAGTCTTATCGTAGTTCCACCAGATCCAACAACAGAAGCAAAATACGTTGCATTTGTAGTTAATCCCCCAATAGAATCTTGATTATCAGTAATATAAAGTACCTGTTCACCATTTGCAAATTTATGATAAGTTGAAAATCCAATTGTAGAAGATAAAGTCCCTGTAGTTCCAAGTCCCACCTTACTTGAAGATGAGAAGAAGGGAATAGAATGAACTACTTCTTGCATGTTTATAGAAACATCTGCACCTTCACCATTTCCTCCAGTTATTGATATGGTTGGTTTACTTTGATAACCAAATCCTGGATCTATAATTCTGATTTCTTTTAAAGATCCAGAAACAGCAACAAACCCTGTAGCACCTGTTCCAACAGAATCTGTGATCTTAGTAATAGGAGGATTAATTACATCATAACCACTACCAGGAGCAAGAACATCAATACTTTCTAATTTTCCATAATAAACTTTATCATAAGATTTATAATTTAAAATTTCTACACCATTAACTAATATACCAGTACTACCTGGAGTAGTTTCATATACAGTTCCTGTATTAACAGGAGGATTGATAGATCTTACTAATTTTTGTGATTGTAGAGTTTCACCGTTAAAACTAAAAGGTTCAATTCTATTATCAGTTGCTATACCCGAACTTTTACCAATATTATCAATATTTACATAATTGCCATTGTAAAGATCAGGAGTACTTTTTGCTAGTTTAATATTATTTTCATCTACTCTTTCAACGAAATAAAGACCTTCATCAAATAAGAATGATTTAACAACAAAATTATCTAACTTAGTCCCACTGGTAGGGTCTACATAGACATCATTTACTATCTGTGGTGTATAGTAAATAGCATCTCCTGTATAGAATCCATGATCAAAAATGGGAACTCCAACAGGTGTAGTAGCATCCGCAATTATATTAAAAGTATCTCCACTAAAATTACCATTAAATACAATTCTTTTAGCATTAACACCTAAAGATGAAGAATCATATGAAGGAATAGATGGAGATGTAACTAATATTTTTTCTGTCTTTTTCTGCTTATAAACATTTTGAACGTCACTAGAATATACAGAAGCTTCAGGGAAGTTAATTGGGTTTGCTTTTGAAAGTTTTCTTTCAATTATATAAGGATTGTTCTCCAAATAATCAGTAACATCAATTTCTCCCTGTTCTTTCAAAATAAAAGATCTTGAAGAAGTTATTTGACTTATAGTTGAAGAAGGTAAAGAAGTTTTTTCACCAGAAGAACGAGAAAGAACAGCTCTATCACCTACTTTAAATTGATGATCAACATCAGTAAAGACTTCATAAGTAAAATCTGAAACGTCTATTAATCCTATTTGTTTCACTTTATAAGTTGGTGAAACATTATAGAACCAACCTTTCATTTTATAATCAGTATCACCGATACCTAAAGTTTTAATTTTTATATCATCACCATTTCCATAAAGACAACTTGCATCATCATATTCAAGAGAATTGATAACAGAAGTAATTCTTACCTCAATAGTTTCATCTGGGTCAATAACTGAAGATCCATATGCAAAACTATTAATACCAACAGTTGTTGCTGATGTAATAGTTTTAGCTATTCCAGTTAATCCAAAAAATTGAGTTAAATTCTTAGAAGTATATGAACTTATTCCTACTGTATTATCAATATATCTAAAATGCAGTTCACCTTGAGTAGAAAATCCAACAGTAGAATCAACATCAAAAATAGTAGATCCTGCTGATACTCCACCAATTATTTTGGTTCTAGGAGAAACAGAGAATGTACCATAAGTTGCACCCTCAACCCTTGAATCTCTGTTATATCCAGCATCTACACTAAACTTATAATAGGTCTCTCCAACACCTACTGGAATCTTTTCTACATGCGTTATAGGGGCATATGCTTTCTCAATACCAGCATCCTTATATTCATCTTGGAATAAAGTAGATAACTCTAAATCAAGAGGATTTCCATTAACAGGTTGTACTACAAAATCTTTAGTAATCTTATAGTTAGCATTTGATGGAGTAAAAAGAAAATCACGGGGTCTTATAATATTAACATTTTCATTATATAAAGCTTTGAACAAAATTTCAAAACCTCTATCAGTTCCCTTACTTAAATAAAAATCTTTTGACTGTTTTATAAAAACTTCTTGATCCAAATCAGAAGTAAGTTGTCTACCTTCTAAACCTGGTGTAAGTTGATATTTTGTTTTCTTTAAAAACTCTTTAAGGAAAAGACAACTTAGATTTTCTATTGTAGATCCTTTAGGATGCTCATCTGCATCTGTGGATTCAAATACCAATTCCTCAGAATTAGTAGGACTTCTATAAGAAGTAATACCACTAAATCCCCTAACACATCCAGTAAATCCAAAAGTGGTTATTCCAGTATATGTAATAATTTCATCATTAATTTTTAACAATCCATAGGAATCTGGAAATCCAAGAGTTCCTGTAGGAAAGTTTTGCATATCAACATCAATAGCATCACTAGTAATTCCAACAGTTGCACCCAATCCTACAGAATAAGTGAGATTAGTAAGATTATCTATTTTTACATAATCATCAATATTGGAAATTAAATCAATAGGACCACCTTGGTATTCCTGTCCTTGATAATAAGATTTTAAAAATTCAGCAACTAATGGATATTCATTCTGCACATATTGAGGCAGTTGATTCTGAACAATGTTGTTAAACTGTACTTTTTTTGTTGTCATTTTATAATCTTTCTATCTTAGTAGGATGAAGCACCAGATGTTGATGCGGATGTTGATGTAGATGGTGATGTAGATGGTGTAGAAGCACCAGCAACGGTTGTCTGAGTATCAGCATTACGACCACCAGAACGAACTAAATTGCCATTAGCATAACTTGAAGATGTGATATAGTTAGAACCTGATGGATCTAAACCAGAAGCAATTTCATCCACAACCGTATTAAAAGAACTATTGTTAATATCTAGTTGCAAATAAAGATCTTGTAATCCAATAACATCATTTGAAAGAGGACATGCAGAAATCTCAATAACGGTTTGACCATCTTTTTGCATTCCAGATTGAATATTAATTGGATTAATAGTAATTATCCCTTCTTTATAATTGATAGATCCTACGTTTCTTTTAATAATAGTGGGAGATTGGGATGCTATTGAAGGTACTGTAAACAAAAATAATGATCCACTTATCCTATTTGTATTGGGAATATCAGAAATATAAACATCATCCATTATTCCAGCTACTCTAAACGCAGAAGATTTGATATTATATCCACCCATACTCTTAATATGGAATTCATTTCCAAAACCAATTTGATATTCAGCAAAAGCATTTAATACTGCTCTTATATCTCTTCTTATATAAATCGTCGTAATATTGGATGTTATGGATTCATTACTTTGGTCAATAATATTCAAAAACTTACTATATTTGAATCTAGCACCATATTTGTTCATTTCAGAAGATTCAGCATATTTAGAAGCATTATTTTGAACCACGGAAGAAACAAATGCTGCAGATTCTGCTAAATTTGAGTTATAATAGATGTTTGAATTAATTTCAATGTAAAGATACTTCAAATCAAGCAATTCTGGTATAATTCCTGCTACAGCATACTTCTTTAATTTCAATTTAATCTGTTCTTTGATCAAATTAGGTAAAAAATCACCAGTTTTGGGTTTAATGCTAATAAAAACTTTTCCATATTGAGGTGGAACTAGATCTTCACCTCCAAAAACGGAAATTGACTCTGTTTCGGGATAAATTCTTGATGGAATTAAAGATTCATAGTCATTTGAGGTTACTGCTCTATTTTGAGATGAATAAATCCTTGGAGCAAACTTTCTAACTGACTCTACAGACTCAATTGTCTCTCCACCTGATGCAGGTATTCCAGTTGTCATCAAAGAGATGCCAGATGTGATTGTATAACTCTGAGCATTACGTGTATATTGAATTCTTCCCGAAAAATTGAAAGAATTGAGTCCATTTGCGGAATCTCCACTAGATGTAATGTAATCTATGCTAATAAAGTTACCATCTTCAAGTTCTTTTCCAAAAATACCGTCACCAAAGAATATTTGATATCTTTCATCTTCAATTTCTTGTAAATAATAAACTTTTGAGTCAGATTTTACGTCAAAAAGACTATTTTGAGAACTATATTTGGTTTCTGTCGTAGATGCTTCGTTTGGTCGTACCGAAACAGTGATTAAATCAGTATCAACTCCAATATTTGGTAAAATAAACTTCTGATTTGGAACTCTTGATGAATATGTAAAGGTTTGTGTCAATAATGTACCTTCAAAAACCTCAACATCGTTAAATTCTGCAATTCCATTGAAAACTGGAACTGTAATATCACTTAAAATTGAAAAAACGAATGATTGATTACCAAAAGATCCTTGTGAAGCTGCCACAGGACCCTTTTTAAGAGTCAAAGATGCAGGTGAAGGTGCAATTCCCTCAGTATTCACAAAGAAGGACACTGTTGCCCTTGCTGCTTGCCTTGGACGGGGTACATAACCAATGTTTCTTGCTAAAGATATGACATTTTCTCTTAAAGTTGCTGTATCAATGAACACTTCATTAGTGATCATGTTAGCATTATATGAAGTAATGTAAGTATTATATGCCAGAACGTCTAAAATCGTCGAAAAGTTAGATCCCTCGAAGTCATAATCAGTAAAATTCGAGTTAGATTTAAGATATTCTTGTAAAGTTGATTTAACTTGGCCAAAATCCAAGTTAGAAAAGTTAGCTAATGGCATTTTTACCTACTTGACTGCAATACGAATTGTAATTCTTGTGCTGGAATGTCTCTTCCTATGATCAAATACCTTATAGTTAGGTCATAACTGTTATTTTCATAGTTTGGTGATGCTTGTACATCCAATAATTTAACTCTTTCCTCATAATTTTCAATGGATTGAGTAATTTCATCTACAATTATAGTAGAAGTAATGTCATCTATGTTTTCAAAAAGGGATTCAGTGATGCGAGAACCAAAGGATGCATTAAAAAACTTCTCTCCAGGCAATGTAAAGACAATATTCCGAATAGAACGAGCAATTGCGTTCTCATTTTTGAGTGCAATAAGGTCATCATTCAGGGGATTTGCCTGAAATGTCATGCTAATGTCTTTAAATCCTTGACTAACTCGTTCTAGTGGCACTCTAATACACCAATTATTGTTTATTTATTAAGGATTGTATACTCCTATTCTGCAAGAGTCATCGAATCTACTTCATAATCCAATCCATCCTCTTCAAAATCCCCAAAAATCTCACTTTGAACCAATTCATCACGTTTTTTAGGAGTTAAATGGTCGTTAGACACCTCTCTTAGCATTTTTTTCTTGGAGTTTTCCATAATTTTGGTATGTTTTTACTATTTAACATAAAAAAAGGAGGGACTTAACCCTCCTTCATTATTTTCCTTGCCCTCGGTATGCTTTTTTTGCTTTATTTCGAGACGTTGCGGATAACAGTGTCCGAGACGAGCGGCCTTGACGAGTTTTTTTCGGACGTGGGATCTTGTAACTCCCATCTTTTATCCCTGATAGCATTGGCATTAGTTAGTTTCCTCCAATTTAGTTTGTAATAAAAAAGATACTGACTCCTCTGTTGCCTGAACTCTATAAGAAACTCCGTCCCTACGAGAAAGTTCGGTGAGGATCTCTGCGGATAAATCCCATAACTCCTCTGTCTTGAGTTGGGTATTCACCGACATCTTAAATAACCCTTGTTTTTTCATGTCCTACACGTATGCGAGGGTCGCACCATGTCTCAATACCCATTTCTTTAGCATCAAGGCAGAAAGACACGTCCTCACCACACATATCCTGTACTGCACCTGACTCAAAGATTTGCATTTTAGGGGCAAACCAAGGGTATTCCATATCCTCAAAGACACCCTTCTTAATTAAGACCCATCCAAATCCTGTATAATCAACTGTGAAAGGTTTGTTGCGTTTGCCCATTGACTCAACAGTCTCGTGATTCATAACTCCCCCATTCTTACGGAAGTCTTCCTCTTCTAACCAGTGAGCAACTGAGGTAGTATGTCCATCCTCTGTAGCATACCAGCCTGCTGCGATCTTTCTTTCTTCACCTTCCGCAGGGATTGCTAGATCAGCAAGCTGCCAGAACTTCTCCGCATTAAACACAATATCATTATCAATCCATAACTGATAATCATACTGTAACTTACCATCCCAAGGTTTCTGATCAGCACCACGAAGAACATTTGCACCTAAACACTTACAACGTGCAAAGTTAACCATAGAAGAGTAATCCTGAGATATCTGAATACTCATTCCAGACTGTACCATATCAAAGGACAGTTGAACAAAGTTCTTTAAGAAGGTATATGAACAACCTCTACCAGGTAAACAAAATACTATAGTCTTTCCTTTCCATCTTTCTTTAATAGCAGGAATATCCCATTTTGGTTCTTCCTTTTTTGGTGCTTTTGCTTTAACAGTAAATCCTTTTGCCATAACCTTTAAGTTACCTTCATTTCAATTATACAGTGATATTATATAGTTGTCAATTAATTAGATGCATATTGAAGGAAACCGAAATACGTTTAGTATCTAACGGATGAGGTTCAACAAAATGTGGAAGATCTGATGGAAATATAAGTATCTCTCCTGCCTTTGCATTTACAAATACACCTTCACATACACCCAATTCAGGAAATGCTTTATAAAGAGTATGTCTTGTATGTTGAAGAGGATCTGAAAATACTAGAGTGTTATTATTATCAGTCAAATACCATATACCAGATAGATCACATCTAGGGTGAGTGTGTTGCATATTAAAATCACCTTTCTCATTTACATTCAACCACCAACTACTCATCTCTATCTTATCTCTGAATGGAAAGGTGTTTAGTATATGATCCCTAAAAGGATAAGGAAGGAAATCAGATGTCTGTGGAACACTCTGATATCCTCCCCTATTTGATCTCGGTTTAGATTCGTTTTCTTCTTGATACTCTAATGCCCACTCATATGCACCTCTGGGTAATTCATTATATGCTCTCCATATAGGAGTACTGAAAACTTGTTTAGTTTCTATCATCTAATAGGAATCATCACCACTTGGTTCTATTCTTATTGGACCTCCAACACCTACTGTGGGGGCAGCTTTCTCATAACTCAAATCACTCTCTGTATAATCTGTCTTTAACAACCCTACCATGACGTTGAGTAACTCCCATGTCTCCTCAAACTCGTCTTGCTTTAAATTATGATATATGCACCGATCCTTTACGTAGATGTGGTATGTTGTTATATCATCTTCTAGGGGCATTTTTACTGGGGGATTTTTTTATATATGAAACCTGAGAAGGTCAAAAAAATTTTACGGGATTTTTTTATATACAACTCGATCTGTCACCTCTGTAGGTTAGGAAGGTTCCTTTTTTTATAAACGCAACGCCCGCATCGGCAATAACACACAAGGGGGCAAAACACTGTCAATAACTGTTATAAACCATTATAATATTACACGAGGTTTATGTCAACAACTGTGTAACCACTATGTAACATAAACCCCACGCATATTCGCACAGTTAAGTTATAAGAACTGTGTATAACGGTTTGTGTTAGTTAAAGTGCTGTATCTTGCACCTCCACAATATCATCGAGGACTGCCAAGATTTCATCACCATTGTTTGCATTATCTAGTAAGAATTCTGCAAAGGTTTGTGATACTGGGCGAACGTAATTTGCCATAATAAAATGTTAGTAACTGTTGTGGGCATTAACCCTTACATAGTACAGACACTTTACTCGCTTCAGTTATAATAATCCAACGGAGAATCTATGTCCTCAATGTAACAATCAAGGTCTTCATTTTCTTCAATTTGTAATACTTTCCTCCAATCAATTTGCCGTGGGTTAAAGTCATCTAGCACGTCTAATTCCAGTGTTATTCTATACTTACTCTTCTGTCCATAATAGTTAGAAACTGTCATGAGATTAGACGGTAGTTGTGTATACTTTATTATAATACTTCTGTGGAAAAGTGTCAAGTATTATGACCATATTTATACAGAAATCTTTATATTTTAATAATTGTAATATCCCTACAAAATATAAACGAGGGTATTGCAATTATACCGAGTTCGTGTTATACTCTGCTCGGTAAGATCACTATAAAATCAACACTTTATTCCACAATATTTCCACACTAACTAACAACAATTCCACACGTTTTCCACTCTATTGTTTATACTTTTCAACATACTTGTGGAAAAGAGATATATTTAACGACCCTATTTATTAGACCATTTTTAAACCTTTTTAAAGCATATTTGCATCATTAAGTAATAGTTTTCCACAGAAATACCCCTAAGTTGTGGAAAACTAAGGGGTAACGATTGTGTTCTAGTTAGTGTTACTTAGTAGGACAAATAGCACTCTTCCTAGTATAATAAAGAAGACGAAGTTTGCCACCTTTGATAACATTTTAGTGACTGTAATCATCTTCCTTGATTACCTACTACTACCTCCGATTTAACGTCAATTTGTTTAAACAATTCAATGATCTTTTCTGCTTTTGAATATGTTTCAAATGACATATATTTGCATTTGATTGTATTAGGAAACCAGTAACGAATAGTAGTGTTCATTGTTAATTAATAGTTGTGAATTGTTCTGTAAGGTTTATAACAATATTGCTTATCTTTCTCTTCTTGTTTATACTTTTGTACTAATGAATTGTATTCTTTAGTATTAAGTATTGGTGGTAATTCAGGTTTAGTCATTGTCAATTACCTCATAAGATAGTGGATCAAAGTATAAAGGATTGTTGTAATATAACGGACTATGATAACAATTAACAGATCCATATTGTTGATCTTGAAAGTTAAATTGTTTTTGTAATTGTTCGTACTGATTAACACTTAATGTTTGCTTTGTCATTGTTACTTCCTCCTCTTAATTTGTCTTTTTAATTTGTTAAACTTACGTGATTCTTCTGGTGTAAATCCATAAAAATAGTTGAGAAGATTGCCTTCATAAGCATCACTTAACTTGTCTAAATCAGATTTGTTTGTGATACTGAAATTGTCTAATTCGGTTTGGTTCATAATAAAGAATTGAGGATGAATTTGCTTAGTGTTGTTGTAAATGTAGAGGGTAATTTGACTCATTAAACTTACCATAACTAAACTCACTATCTTTAACTATTTCCTTGTATAATTTCTCATCATAAGTATTCATCTTTGATTCGCTATTTGATACTTTAGGGGTTTCCTTATGTGATAAACTACCAGCATATTGTACCTTATTAATTAACTCACATCTATGAATTGCAAGAAGTAAATTCATATCTACCTCAGTGAAATCATCCCATTCTGATACATAATCATCACACGAAAAATCACCAGTTCCATCTACATTTAGTGGGCAAGATTTAAACTCATAATCATCATCTACCCAGAAGATTCTACCGAAAGTTTCTGAACTATACATGGTTAATTACCTCCTAAAAGTGATAAGAACTCTGCATATTCTTCTTTTGAATATGCTCTTTTATCTTCTAATATGAAATCTTGCCAGTCAGTTCCCTCTGTTCTATATGATAAATTGCCGTTGACTATTTGATAATCAATCACGCAATTATCAATCTTTGATGTAAACTTTTTCATGTGATTAACCTCCATTTGTATAAGAACCAAGGAAACAATTTCCATATCTAACTTCTGCATATCCGTAATCTTCCGATAATTGTAAACATAAACCCCAACAATCTTCGAGGTTAATGAAAGAACTATTCTCGTAAGGTGCGGATGGACAATGTACAGAATACCTCATAATTACACCTCCTCATTGTTAATTAAACCTTTTAAATAATGCCAAGAATGATATAATTGTGGTGGCATATATTCTGAAGTTACTTTATACTTACAATCCTTAATATACTCCCTTACTTGATAATAAAACTCGTCTTTGCTAATTATCATTTTTTTCTGTGTATCACCTCTGAAAGATAATACTTTTAACATACGATTGTTGATTAGATTATTATCCAGATCTTTAATAGGATAGAAATCAACAACCATATTACCGTCTTTTGATGTTAGTTCCATGATGTAATCTCCATAATAAATGAATAGTTTTGTGCAGATAAAAAGGGAAACTAATTGTTAGTCTCCCTGACAATGTTATGCAGTAATGAGTGAATCAGCATCTAGCAAAATCATACCATCTCTGAAAAGTGTGGTCTGATCGTTATACTTAACGAACCAATCCCAGTTTTTCTGAAATATTCTACAACCGCATTTTACCTCTTCTAATAGTGCATTAAGACGACCTTTTGTGGTTCTTGTTTGATAACCACAGGAGTTAATCTTAACTGCTCTAGTTTCATGGCAAAAGGTTGCAATGTGATGACCATGTAGATAGATTTGACTGCAATTTGTGTTTGAGTTGAAGATAACCTGAGTATTTGAACCTGACCAGTTGCCTTTGTTGCTAACTGCGAAGTTCATTTGTCTTTCAAGTTTTCTCATAAATGCTTTTTGTATCTACACTAAACAGACACTTTAGACGCGTCAGTTACTATTATTCTATTGTGAATATTACATCCCTTTAAAGTTATATACAACCTCGGCAAAAACCCTAACAGAGTTAGTTATAATAATTGTAATTTACAGACTATCTAAATCTTTACCATGCTTAATCCTTTTAGGTTGTTTATAAAAATCCGTCTCGCGACTCGTATCACTTAACTCGGCAAGTTTATCAAATAAATTATCATATTCTCTCCATTCTTGGGAAGAAGATAACATTTTAATATCATACAATTTCAAGGAGTTCTTGAT